AGACACAAAAACTTATACTTTGGAAGCATCTGTTATGGATGTTTGGGAAAATTTAGAGGAAGAAGAGCAAAATTTTGAAACCGTTGTTCGAGAAGGAAAGAAAAACCTTGATCCAGTTGGTCAAGCAGATGGTGACATTGACAACGATGGCGATCAAGATAAAACTGATGATTATCTAAAAAATCGACGTAGAGCGATTGGTCGGGCAATGAAAGGTAAGAAGAATCTGAAAGCCAATTATGGAATGATGAAAGCTAATTATGGAATGAGTGAAGAAGTTGAAGAAGATCTTGATGAGGATGGTGGTTTACTAGGTTACTTTTTTCGTAAAAAAACTGGTCTAAAAAATCCTCTCAATATACGACAGGCTGCAGCAGATAAGCTTACGGGTAAAATCGTAGATAAAGTAACTGGAAGTGATAAAAAGAAAAAGAAAGATAATAAAGAACTTGATGAAGGCACAAAACAGGTTCTTGCTCATGGAGGCAAGGGTCAGTATAAAGCAGTTAGAGATGGTAGCATTACCAAAATTATGTATAAGGGTAAGGTAGTTGGAACTGCTGACTTTGATAGAGGCGCAGATAGTTTCTTCGTAAGTATGAAAGGTGAGAAGGGTCAGAAGTCTTTTGACGATGCACAGGCAATGGTAGATTATTTTGCGAAGAACAAGATTACAGAAGAATATGATCTAGCAGAAGGGAAAAAATATGAACACGGTATTGGTAAAGTTAATTCAGCGTTTGAGATTGGTACACCAGAATATCGTCAGCACACTCAATCAATCACACCCGGCCAAGAAATAACTGACTACCAACAGTTCAAGGTTGAGTCCATGAAAGAAGCACTTGCAAAAGTGTGGGGTTTGGATGAGGCAAAAAAAGAAGAAAAGGACTTGACAAAGAAGGTCAAAGGTAGTACTATAACAATGACGGGCAAGAAGTCTGATGAAATTGATACAAAACCGGAGATTAAAGAAAAATAATGAAAACTCTACGAAGTTTCACGATTGCAGAAGCTGAAGATTTGCCTAATATCCATTGTGATATGGACGGAGTTCTATGTAATTTTATGAAAGGTGCAGATGAAGCCGTTGGTGGTGACTTTGTATCTGCTGATAAGGATGAACGATGGAACAAGATTAACCAGACAAAGGGTTTCTGGGCAAATCTTGAATGGATGCCAGGGGGTAAAAGACTTTATGTGTTTATTTCTCGGTATAATCCTTACATCTTGTCAGCGTATTCTGGTCGTGATCCCAACTCTAAGAATGGTAAAATGACATGGTTAGGTAGACATACTGGTGTTTCAAAACGCAATATCAATCTGGTCAAACGAGCAGATAAAAAACTATATGCTAAAACAGACGGTAAACCAAATATTTTGATAGACGATTATATGAAGAATATAAAAGAGTGGGAAAACAAAGGTGGAATTGGTATCCATCACACTGACGCCCGCAAAACTATAAATGAATTGAAACGTCTAGGGTTTAAATAGTATAAATATAATAAAAACATATTCGATAAGAATAGGAGAGCAAAATGTCGCTTTGGAGTAGAAGAAATGCCGGTTTCATTATAATGGAAGACGGCGGAACAGATGGTGCTGGTGCAAATGCCGGTGACAAAATAATTTTTAACGGAGATGGTGCTGGTGTTGCGTCTGCTGCTGAACATTTTTTGAGATATCAAGATGGTGATGCAGAAAACGCACCCAAATTCTTACCAACAGGTTCTGGAGGAGGCAGCGACTATGCTAGAGGTCTTTGTGTCGCCACTGATACTGGTTGGGTAATGGCAGCCGGTACAGCATCACAGGGAAATGATAATGCAGATGCTGACCCAGAAATTCTTGTCTGTAGCAGAAGTCTGCGGGAAAGTGGTGTGGGTGACCCAACAGTAATTATGTGTACGATTGGTAATCTCACAGATAAGACAAAGTTCTATCCAGATGGAGACACTTTCACAGGTGTTGCTTCCTCTACTCTTGGTGACATTGTTGTATATGCGTATTTCAATGAGCCAGTCGCTGTGGTTGGTGATGTGAATATTGTATTGAAACAAGCAACCGCTCTGGGTTCAGATTTTGCAACATTGACTTTCCGTAGAAGCGTATCTAATCTGGATGCTGGAATTGTTGCTTTTGAACTTGCTGCTTCAGTCGATACGCAAACATCTGCCGTAACCAACAATACTTTGGGTATTCTATCTAATGATTCTTTCACAGAAAATACCGGCAGAGTTATGAAATACAGCGATATAATTTTAAGTGAAACACGGGACGAAGGGTTGAGGCTTGACGATGGTGGTTCCGATGAGGGCCCATCTGGTTTCGGAAACTTTGCATTGGAAGATGGAGATAAGGCTGAGTTCTTGCTTCAACTTGATGAAAATGCTTCTTTCACGGTGTCCTAAATAACCATACAACAAACAATATTATGAGGTGAATTATGAGTATTAATGCAGAATCCATTTTGGAAAGAAAAGAGGCTTTGGTAGGAGATTTAGAAAGCACAAAGATTAAACAACAAGAAATTGAAAAAGCAAAATTAGAAAATGTCGCATTGCAAAACGCACTTGCTGGTGCAATTCAACAATGCGATGATTTTCTCAAAAAGTTAGATGATGAAGAAAGTGATGAAGGATGATGCGTTCATACCTTCAGTAACATTCCCCCCAAAGTGCAATTAAGCATGGGGGTTATTAGGAGAAAATAAATGGCTGATAAGAAAATTACAGCACTCACGGAGCTTACAGCGGCTCCCGATGTAACAGATTTGTTGCATGTTATCGACGGTCCAGCTGGAACGCCTGTTAACAAAAAACTAACATTCAGTACACTTTTCAGTGGAAATGTTCCTAGTTCCAGTGCTCAAGTACAAGTTGGCGCCACGGCGGTTGCTCTTGCTCTTGGCACTCGTACTCACTTGGTTACAAGCACACAGACAGGTGCTCTTACACTTGCTGATGGTACTGTCATTGGTCAAGAAATCTTTGTTGCAAAGGCTTCTGGAACAGACACCAATGAAATCACTCCTGCTGACACATTAGGTGCCTATGCGGTTGCTGATATTGCTGCTGTTGGTGATAATGCCTTGTTGCGTTGGACAGGTGCTTCTTGGGCACTCGTTTCCACAAGTGGTGGCGGAACTCGTGCGGTTCAAGCTGGTACAGGTGTTGCGGTTGCGTAATATCATTTAACTTTTAAAGGAGAAATTAAATGGCTGATAAGAAAATTACAGCACTTACAGAACTGACCGCTGCACCAGATGTAACAGACTTGTTGCATGTTGTAGATGGTCCTGCTGGAACACCAGTTAACAAAAAGATTACTTTTAGTACAGTCTTTGGTGGAACAGTTCCTAGTTCTAGTGCTCAAGTACAGGTTGCTAGTACAGCAGTTGCTCTTGCGCTTGGTACTCGTACTCATTTGGTTACAAGTACTGGCACAGGTGCGCTTACACTTGCTGACGGAACAGTGATTGGTCAAGAGATTTTTGTTGCCAAAGCTTCGGGAACAAATACTAATGAAATCACTCCAGCTGATACTTTGGGTGCATATGCAGTTGCTGATATAGCTGCTGTTGGTGATAACGCTCTATTACGTTGGACAGGTGCTTCTTGGGCACTTGTATCAACGAGTGGTGGTGGAACTCGGGCAGCCGATGCCGGTACAGGTGTTGCTGTTGCTTAACTATACTTTGGTGGGGGGTTTAATTACCCCCCACTACTTTTAACTAAACAATCTATCATAAGATGGAGAGAAAGATGAAGTCATTTGCAAAATATATCAATGAAGGGGATGCGTTTAGCGTAAATACTGAACCCTTTGGTCATGTAGAAAATCCATCTAATGGGTATTTTAGTGAAGCTATCATTCAAAAAATCAATGCGATGGTAGGAAAAATTTTAGAGGGGAGCCAACAAGATAGTGGATATGCAATTGGACATATTAGAAACTCTCTTATGAAACTTGGATTGACATTTGACCAAGTTCCTCCAATGACAGAAGAAAGTGGTAGTGTTAGCTTGCCTCTTACTTTGTTTGGTGGTCGTTTTGGTAAAGATGTTGATACACCACATACTGAATTTATGAATGATGATGGTATTTCCCATCAAAGAGAAGGTGGCCTTTCGTTAAATCTGACTTATGAGATGACTGATACTAATCAATGTAAGTTGCGTGCTAAAATTATGTAATGTATAAAAAGATAACTAGTGAAAATATCACTATGTTCGCAATTAGGCATTATGATAATCCTCATTGCGAAGGTGAAAAAGAATTTTATGATGATATGAAGAGGTTTAAATATATTAAGCGTCTTTTGAGAAAGTATAAAGAGACAAATATACTCAAAGAAAGATTGATACTCAATCATATTATCATATTAAGAAATCTGTTTGGGCCAGAGGCTTGCGTGACTTTGCTCTTGTATAAAATACAGCAAGAGTATTTTGGTACACTCAAGTCTTTTTTATTGTATTTAAATATGATAAGAGAAGATGAGTTGTCTAGGATTGAGGAAGATAAATATACTTTAGATACATTAAGGAAACTGTAATGGGCAGAGCGATAGATTTATTTGTAACATATAGGTTTATAAAATTGTTGGTTACTCCATTTAAGAATACTGATGCGTTCAAACTTGGAATTATAGATGAGAATGGAAAACGAGAGTTAGAGCCAGGCACAAATAAACCAACCACACTTCGCACAACAGAAGAGAAGAGCGCATACACTGTTCTTCATAAACTTGTATTCAACATCAAAAAAATATTCGGAAAGGTGCCTGGACTTAGAACTAAGTTGGGAAGTTATGCTGCTGCGTTATTCCTTCTCAAAGATACCTTCAAAGAGTCAGTGGATGATCCAGATGTTTTTGAAAAGGAATTTATGAAATATTTGAAAGAGCAGGGATATGAAATAGATGATTCCATATCAGAGGAAGTTATAGGATTTGGTGAAGTTCTTCCTAAAGGTGAATACACATTAGCAAATGATATATTGAGTAAAGAGGAAGAGGAGTTGGCTGCAAAGAAAGGTGATAAAGTTATTGCTTACAAGGATGAGGCACCGATTGATTCCATATTGGGTGTGGATATATTTCCTGTTGTACATCTCAAAACAAAAGAAGAAATATATGTAGGGCTGGAGGATTTGAACCAATGAAATTTTGGAAAGAGGTAGATGTTCGCACTGGTCAAGAAATTGATGAAGATGCGCCAACAACTTCTGTGGCAAACGCACCGCCAGGGATGGTTGATGAACCTATCGTTAGAAAAAAGAAGAAAAAGAAAAAGGCATTATTTGACGGCAGAACTAAATCATATAGACAACATCGTGAAAGACTTGAAGCTCAAAGAGAGAAAAGAGCAAAGTTGCGTGAAAAACAGAAAAGTAAATTTGTCGAGGAAATCCTTTATAAATATTGAAAAGGTAGGGAAAAATGGCTGTAACATCAACAACAGTAAATACTACAGACACACTAGAAACTCTCAGAGTTCAGTATAATCTTCTGAATTCAGATGTTGTCACCTTGGACAATACTGTTAGTTCGGGCTCAAATGTCGCTGCTGATAATATTACCACTGGTGATGCTGCCGTTAGTATCGCAACAAGTTCTGGAAACATTACGATAGACGCTCAAGCAGGCGATGCAGATATTATCTTTAAGGGCACTGATGATGCTTCTGATATAACAGCACTCACACTTGATATGAGTGATGCGGGTAAGGCAATATTCAATGGTGCAATCTCTGCAACCACTATCACACTTTCAGCTGATGGTGGTGTGATTGTTCCAGATAACGGTAATATTGGTTCTGCATCTTCAACCGCTGCGATGCAGATTGCTTCAACAGGTATCGTAACATTTGTAGATGATATTCTAATTAAGGATGGTGGTACGATTGGTGTTGCATCGTCGGCATCTGCTATTACTATCGCATCCACAGGTATTGTCACTTTGGTGGATGATTTAATTTTAAAAGATGCCGCCACAATTGGTGTTACATCTTCCACCTCTGCTATTACTATTGCTTCAACAGGTATAGTAACATTCGTAGATGATATTCTAATTAAGGACGCTGGAACTATAGGTAACGCATCTGTTGCTGCGGTGATGACTTTAGCATCCACTGGTATTGTGACTTTTGCTGACGATATTTTAATCAAAGACGCCGGTACGATAGGCAATGCATCTGTCGCTGCTGTAATGACTTTAGCATCTACTGGTATTGTTACTTTTGCTGATGATATCTTAATCAAGGATGGTGGGACTATAGGTAATGCAACTGTCGCCGCTGTAATGACTTTAGCAGATAGTGGTATCGTAACCTTTGCTGATGATATTCTAATTAAAGACGGCGGCACTATAGGTGTTGCTTCTTCAACATCTGCTATCACAATTGCAGCCACTGGTATTGTAACACTGGTTGATGACCTATTACTCAAAGATGCTTGTACGATTGGTACTGCAACAACCGCTGGTGCGATTGCAATTGCGGCTGACGGTACAGTTGATCTTGATACTGCTGGTGCAACTGTAGCTAGTGCGGTTATAAAAACTGCTGGTTTAGAAACAATATATGTTCCCGCCGCTGCAATGTATCCAACAACGACCGGCGGCTGCGCTGCACTCGCTCAAGTAGAGGGAACCGCTGGCCGTCCAGAATTAAAGTGTTTAGACTTTGATCCTAGTAGTGATGAAAATGCACAGTTCACGGTGGCTTTTCCAAAGTCATGGAATGCTGGCACGGTCACCTTTAGAGCCTTCTTTACGGTAACAGGAACAAATACAGGAACAGTTTCATGGTCATTGGCAGGGGGTTCTACTGTTGACAATGGTGTTATTGACACTGCTTTTGGTACAGCAGTTGCTCCTACAGCAAAAGCACACAGTGGCACATCTAATGATATAAATGTTACTGCAACAAGTGGTGCTTTAACAATAGCAAACGCCGCTGATGATGCCATGACATTCTTTAACATTGAGAGAGATGTTTCGGCCGACGACCAATCAGCAGATGCCAGATTATTAGGTATTCAGATTTTCTTCACAACATCTGCTGCAACTGATGCTTAATAAGGACTAATGTAATGAGTTTTGGTTATCAAGTTTTAGGTTTTGGTGTCGTTACTCCCGCTGCCGCTGCCTCTGCTGACTTTACCGTTACGATTAGTAGTGATGTCAATAATTATAATCTTGCTACTGATCTCTCAAATAACGGTGGTAGTTATGGTGCGGGCAATTGGGATGGCACCAGTGCTATCACTGTTGTACTCAACATCGATGCCGGTGTAACCGTATACTCAGCTAATACTAGTACTCCATCTCTTGTAGTTGATTTAGCTACCTCTGACTCAGTGCTCACCATAAACAATTCTGGTAATGTGGTCGGCAAAGGTGGTGCCGGAGGAGTAGGTGATGTCAGTAATGGTGCATCTGGTGGCGCCGGTGGCCACGCAATGTCAATGCAAGATGTGACTGTCACAATTAACAACCTATCCGGCGCAAAAATACAAGGCGGTGGCGGAGGCGGTGGCGCTGGTGGTGGAACCCGTAACCGAGGGTCAGCAGTAGACGGTGAGGGTGTTTGTCAAGACGGAAGTAATTTCACTGGTGCCAGCGGTGGTGCTGGCGCTGGTACTGCTAATGCTACGGCAGCCGCCGGAAGTGCCTCAGATAACGGTAGTAATACCGGCGCTTCTGGCGCTGGTGGTGACTTTGGTGCCGCAGGGGCAAACGGTGCTGCTGCC